ATCTAACCCCTAAAAATCAGCCCATCACCCCACTAGGTCCTGTGAGTCGAAGCCGAAGGCCCATCGCCCCCATGGGGGCAGGGAAAGAGTCTGGGCTGTCAGAATTTCGAAAAAACTCCCTACTCTATGCGCTGGATGGAATTTTTGATCAAACCACCACCATTGTGGTTTGTTACGTGGTTCCAAATGCACTAACCACGGGGGAAAATCCTGTTTTTGATGAGGCTAAGACCATGGCGGCCGTGGTGAATGCCATTTCTAACTTGGAAAACGCTCAAGCAGAAGTGGGCTACAGACCTCGGATCCTACTCGCACCCGGTTTTTCAGATATCGACAAAAACAACACCATCGCCACAAAATTAGAAGAGATGGCGGGCGACAAAAAGCTAAAAGCCATTGCACTACATGATCTAAAAGATCCCATCACCGCCTCAAATGCCATCACAAAGCCTCCTGTGGAGAGTAGAAGAGTGTACGCTTTGTGGCCCAATGTGCTTGTAGCAAGTGATGATCCATTGGTCTTAAGAGAAGAGCCACTTAGCCCCAGGGTGGCAGGTGTGATCGCACGAAGTGACAATGACCGGGGCTGGTGGTGGAGTCCCTCCAACTTGCAAATCAACGGCATTGTGAAAACAGTCAAACCCATTGCCTTTAGTTTTGGAGAGGAAACCTGTCTTGCCAATCGATTAAATGACTCTAAGATCACCACGGTCATCCGGCAAGACGGTTGGAGATTGTGGGGGAACCGAACCACAGCGGCAGAAAATGATCCCTATTCTTTTTTGGTGGTGAGAAGAACGGCAGACGTGATTTGTGATAGCATTTTAACAAGCCATCTTTGGGCTGTGGATCGTAACATCAACAAAAACTACTTAGATGATGTGGTGGAGTCCAATAACAACTATCTAAGAAGTCTGAAAGCGTTGGGGGCAATTATGGGGGGTAAATGTTGGGTGGACCCAGAAAAAAACCCAAGAGATAACATTAAGCAAGGAAAAGTGGTTTTTGATTTTGATTTCACTGCAAACTATCCAGCGGAAAATGTGCATTTTGATGCTCACATGGTGGATGATTACATCAAGGAGATCTTCAAATGAGTATTGTAAATTGGTCGCCGCATGTTCTTAAACACTTTAATTTATTTGCGGATGGAAGGGGTTATGCGGGGCTTGTGGAAGAGCTAGTGCCTCCCAAATTGGTGATCAAAACGGAGGATTTTAGAGGAGGTGGGATGGATTGCCCCATCCCGATAGACTTAGGGATGGAAAAAATGGAAGCTGAGGTGACGATGGCAGAATATGATCCATCGTCTATTAAACTCTTTGGATTTCAGCCTGGGGGAACCATTGCACTTACGTTTCGAGGTGTCCTAAAGGGCAATCACAATCCCATACCTGTTCCCATTGCCATTAATTTGAGAGGGTTCATCACGGAGCTGGACATGGGAACTTGGAAGGCGGGCGAAAGAACTCAAATGAAATTTAAAATGTATTGCAGCTACTACAGGCTTGCCATGGGAGAAGTTCCCATCATTGAAATTGATCCGGAGAATTATGTTAGAAACGTAGGTGGAGAAGACCAATTAATTGCACTTCGTGCGGCCATAGGAAGGCTCTGATTTTTTAAATAAAGGAACAAAAAATGAATCAAAAAGAGATTAAGCTTGATTATCCCATTGACTACAACGGCCAAAAAAGGACTTCAGTGACCATGAGAAGACCCAAATTAAGGGACTTTGAAGCCGTGGACGCTATCCATGGGGACATCGAAAAATCGGTCCGACTCATCGCCAATCTTTCTGAGATGACCCCCGATGAAGTGAGGGAATTAGACATGACGGACTACAGGAGGGTTAACGAGGTGCTAGAGGGTTTTTTAGGACAAAAAGCTTAGGGGAATTGGGGGAGTTTAGAGCTAAAGTGATGGGGATTATGGCCGATCTTGCCGCGGTTTTCCATTGGCAACCCAGCGAAATGGCAAACCTTCATTTTGATGAATTAAGCGCGTGGCACAAAATGGCCATGGAAAGGTCCAGTCGTGAATAGTGGAAGAGTGACTATCGTTGTGGAAGCCATTGATAAGTTCTCTTCTCTCTTTAGCTCTTTTAAGTCAAATATCACCAAAAACACAAATGCAGTCTCCCTGGAGCTAGACCGAACCAAAAAGAAGATAGCTGAATTAACAGAAGTGAAAGCAAAAGAAAGGTCCATCGATTCTCTAAAACGAACCATGATGGACCTGCAAAAAAATTGGAGCCAATCGGAATTCACCATCCGAAAAACAGAATTGGCTCTTAACGCGGTGAACGCTCATGTAAGAGCTTTGGCCAAAAAGGCATCCACCGCAAAAGAAAATTTTGAACGGTTAAAAACCCAGTCAGGAAGCACAAAAGAGCAGATTCAAAAGGCAAAGTCTGAAATGAGGGATTTTAACGAGCAGTTAAAAACCTCTCAAAAGGAAGCCTCTTCCCTAAAAAGTAAGATTGAAGACTCTGCTAGAAGTATGGTAAAATCAAAGCAATTGATGGCTGAAAAAAAGATCAAAATATCGGAACTCTCGGAAGGATTCCATCAAGAAAGAGCTTCTGTCTCGAAGGTGTCTTTAGAGTTAGAAAGACACAATTCCATCTTGAGAGAGCAAAAGGCCATTTACAAAAGCATGCAGAATTTAGATTTAAAAAAAAGGGAGGCTAGACTGGCCTATGACCTAGACATTAAAAGAGCGTCGATGCTGGGAGTGGCCGGGATGGCTGCCACCTCTTTTGGGAAAGGTGTGTTTTCATCGGCGCAAAGACCCTTAGAGTTGGCCATGAACCTCGATAAGGAACTGGCCACGCTGAGGGCCGTTTCGGTGGCTTTTGACAACTCCCTTTCTGAAAAAGCAAAGTTAGAAATCATGACCGGATTTAAAGAACAAGCTTTGAATTTATCTAGCAGTGGTTTTTCTTCTTCCGAAGTGGCTAAAGGAATGTTTGGACTTGCCACGGCTGGGTTTAACCCTAAGGAGATCCAAAATTCCATTGCCAGTATCATTGATCTCGCTAAGGCGGGTGGGGTGGGAATGGAGGCGGCTACGGAAATTTCCACCTCTACTTTAAGGGCTTTTAAACTGAATGCGGCGACAGACATGGGAAAGGTGGCCGATATCATCGCATCCACGGCAAACGCAACCAATGCCTCTGTGGAGTCGATTGCCTATTCCATGAAGTATATAGCCCCTAACGCCAAGGCTGCCGGTGTTTCCCTAGGCGAGACGGCCACCATGATTGGACTTTTAAGTAACGTGGGGATCAAAGGAGAGCAGGCGGGAACAACGCTTAGAGGTGGTCTTTTGAAGTTGATAGCCCCATCCAAAGCGGCTAAAGAAGAGCTCAATAAGCTTGGCATCAAAATCGGCGACAAAAATCAGAACATGAGACGTTTGCCGGAAATCTTAGAGCAGATAAGACTTAAAACAAAAGGAATGGGTAATATCAAATCCGCATCGATTTTAAAAACACTTTTTGATGTGGAAGCTCTTACGGGCATGCAAAATTTAATCGAACAGATGGAGCCCGTTTGGAATGAATCGGCAAAAACATGGGTGAGACCCTTTGACTTGGCTCAAAAGCAGATCACGGAATTTAGTGGGGCATCGTCTAAAGTGGCCTTTGACATGAGCAACAATGCGGCGGATTCGTGGAAGCGATTTTCGGCAAGTCTAGACACGTTAAAAATTCGTGTTTCTGATGCCTTGCTTCCTTCTTTGAGCCAAGGTCTTCAAAAGATCACCACACAGGTTCAAAAAGTTTCGGCTTGGATGAAAGAAAATCCTGCTTTTGCCAAGGCCCTTTCGGTAACGACTTTAGCTGTGGGCGGTGTGGCGGTGGCCTTTGGCACGGTTGCCAGCGCCTTAGGGGCTCTCGGGGTGGCGGCTAGCGTGGGCCGCTTTGGCATTCGAAGCATTGGAATGGAACTGACAAGGCTTCGAGGTCTGGGCGCTTTTTTAGGTCCCATGGGGGCTGCCCTTTCCTTTGTCCCCGACGCTTTAGAGGGGTTTAAAACGGGATCCTTTATGAAGGCGCTCTTTGGCGGGCTCGAATCCTCCTTGGGCCTACAGG